ATGTGTCACCATCCATGATGTTTATTTCGGTTGTGGTGACTGTTGCACCATCAAGTATTTCTAGTTCTGCTTCAGATATACCAGCACCACCGATTGTCAGTGTGCCTGATATGTCTACGTTACCATTGATGTCTATAGTAGTAGCAGCAATCTGAATTTCTGTGTCGGCTATAAGGTCAAGCTGTCCATCTGCACTTGAATGAATATAGATAGCTGTATCACGGAACTGCAACTTTTCTGTAGTGGCAATAAGTATGTCATCCGAAAACTCAAAGTAGTCTTCGTCTTCCATCCATTTTAGTTCACCATCATTAGTCTCGCCATCAAAAGTAATAGTAATGTCTGTGCCAGCCGTAGCTGCACCAAATGTTAATCCATTACCAAGTAGTTTAGTAATAGGTCCACCTTCAGCAGCAGTGCCATCATGTGTGTGACCTGTGCTGGCAACAAAGGCCGCAAGAAGCTGATTAAATTCATCGTTGGTGTGTGCGGCAGTAATAACATCTCCATCAGTGTAGGAGGACTGCCTAGTATAAGTATCACCCATTTATCTTCTCTCTCCTAGTTGATATTCTAATTGAAATCCTTTTAACGAATAGGGTGCTGTCTCTGCACTATCTTCTACTCGTAGTGCTACTGCAAATCCTGATCCCTCTACGGACTGCCTTACTAGCGGTTGTGATGCACCACCATAAATAGGTGTGCCATAAACAGATGTTCCATACAAAGCCACAACATCTTCAGAGTCTAGTGGATATGCAGCAGGTCTTGATGAATTTGCCGATTCATAGTCGTATCTAATAATTAAATTAGAACTAATAGCTGCTTCAGGTTTATAGTTAATAATAACTCGCTGCATGTTTTTACGAACACCGGGGTCATTCATAGTTAAGTCGGGGCTTCTGTACCGTCCAAATATTACAGTGCCATCAAAGGTGTTGCCAGATTCTTGTCTATAAACATATCCTGTTGAGTATGCACCATGCAAAACAATTACATTACCCTCAGATACAAAACTATCTGTACACGCCGGACGTATTCCCTGCAGTTCAGAAAACTCAAACCTTTGTCCTTTTAGCACACATATAATACCTTTACTAAGATTTTCTCCTACCGATGCTTTTGTAAAAAATATTCTGTACTGTGTCTTGTCAGGTATAACAGTAGATACAAACTCTGATGCACTACTTATATTATCATTAAATATAGACTGCACGTTAGAACTTATAGTACCAAGTTCCACGTCACCAATCCTTGCTGTACCTGCAATTGTACGCAACCCGTCAGGGCCAAGAAAGATAAGATCACCAGCAAATTCTTGAATGGTGTTACCATTTATACAACCAATGTCACGTGTAATAGGAGTTATAACAAAATCAGAACTTGATGTTCCACTTAATTTAAATATACGAGTTTCACAGAAAATAAATAAATCTTCGCGGAAAACTTTAAGTCCTGTTATAGTGTCGTCTACATTAATAGTGCCAGCACCAGAACCACTACTAAAAGCATCTTCATCTGCTGGCTGACTAAATACTACAGTCTGTGGTATGGTAGATTTACCAGCATAAAACATGTGGTTTTTAAATGAAGCTACAAACTTAGCACCAGCTACATCGCTCTCACTTACATCTGTTGCGGATAAAGAACTGTTAAATACTGTAGGTGCATTTGTACCATCAACAACAACTATTTTATCTGTACCATTAAAGTTAAAGCGTTCAAAGTTATATATACCTGCGCCTGTTCTGCCACTATCAATAGAAGACCAACTTGATCCACCGGGGTCTGCGCTAAATATAGACGTGCCTCTGGCTGCTAATACCTTGCTACCAAATGTAGCTACCATAAGAACTTTTTCAGAGGCAGAAGCAGTTTGTGGAACTATAGCAGACACATACTTAGAGAACCCACTAATTCTTCTATAACCACCCTCAATGTCTGGCTCAAAATTACGTAGTTCTAGTGCCTCACCCGGCTGCATCAAAAAGGTAGAACGATTTAATATTAAACCGCCTTCACAGTTAAATGCGTTAGGTTGTACTGCTGACATTAGTTAGCCCTTACATTACTAGAACTTCTTGAATTACCTGTGTAGGGTATATATGTTGATCTAACATATTCAAATTTATTTATTAGAAGTGTCTGCATATTTTTAATACCCTGCTCAAATCTAGCAAAAGCAATACCATACTGTTGTGATTCACCACGGTACTGATATATGTAAGATACAGCACCATCTATAACTATGGGTGAAAACCTATCAGGTATAGATGTAGTATCTCCATGTGCAGACAAGTCACTAGGAAAAGTAAAATAGTCATATTTTAGTGTAAGTTCTTTATCTGGATATGGATATAACAAATAGTTATTATCTAATGTTCTAACAATAAAAGATGGTGTATCTCCAGAATCAAACTGTGCTACTTGAACACCGCTGGCATGAGTTGCAGCAGTTGTACTTTCTGCGCCTCTAGTACATCCCGTAAGATCATTACCTAATATACCAGTATAAGTTACAATTTCACTACCGATATAAACTTTACCCGTAGAGTCAAAGCCTGTTGTTGATGTAAGTGTTAATGTTGTTACAGAACTTGAATGCGAACCATTCAATGTCGTTGCTGTTATTTCGTCTTCTTGTGTAATAAAATGATTTATATATTCGTTGTAATCTAGTTTATTTAGTCTGCCACCAGAAATAGCATTATCAATGTCTTTAACTATTCTAAATGTATTATAGTCTAAAGATTTAGCATCTGTTGGAATACTATAACGAACTGTACCCGGAACCAATGTTTCACTTTTAGTAGAGTGATTAAATGGATAATTAAATTCACGTTGATTAATATATCTAATAGCTTCATTAACAGCATTCTTAGCTTGAGTCTGAACACCACGTGCTGAACTAAAATTAGCAGAAGTCAACTCTACTTCGTTTAATTTAACTAGTACTTTGTTTGTCAATGTAAGAAATGTTTCAGCCATTATTCATCCTTAAGATAAGTTAGGAGGGCAGCTTATACCGCCCCCCTATATTATTTAGGCTAGTGTATCCCGATCTACCTCATCAGCACCAAATTGTGATGCTGGTTGACTTGTACAGTCAATACAAATAGCAAACATGCGAAGTGAACCGCCTGTTGTTGTACCTGTCATTGCTTGAATTTCAAGATCAAGGGTATCGGTAGCATTAACCATTACAGGACCGCCTTCAGCGGAAGCTGCAAAGTCACCTACAGATGCAGCATCAAAGTCAAAACCGTCAACAAAGTTGTCAAGGTCTCCACCGGTAATACCAAAGTCAAAGTCAGTATTAGATGATGTACCAGCATGTGCTGTTAGTACTTCCAGACCAGCATGAAGAATCAAAGTATTCGCAGGAATAGTCAAACCCGGAATAACATCGTTAGCTGCAAGTGCTGTGCCTTTATCTGCAGTCGCTAGAGCAAAGTCAAGTACTCCTTCAATCATGTAAGGAACACCCGGAGATGCCTGACCTGAACGACCGTAAATGTTAACAGTGGAAGTTGTTTGTGCGCCTAGTGCCATTTTTCAATCTCCCTATGCTAAGTGGTAAATGGCGTTGACAAGTGCTTCAGGACGAAGAATCTTGCGGCCATACAAATGCATACCACGAACAATGTCAGCAAAGCTGTCAGGGTCACGATATGTCTCAGTCTTATTAATCTGCTCTGCAGTTGCAACAGCAGATGAATGACCAGCTACAATCACACCAAAGTTGGTAGAAGAGTTCGTGCCAGTAGTGGACGGACCTGTACCAAGTGTAGGTAGATTGTTAGAAGTGTACACAGTGAAACCATGAATCTGCGTACCAACTTGACCATTCTGGAGTCCAGAACCACCAAAGTCAGCGTTAAACAGACGAGAATCCTCATCTTTCAACAGTTCCATGAACACTGGATCAACAACAAGCCAACGACCTTGTGAGTCTACATTCTGCTGATCCAGCAGACGAGACATACGAGCGATTACTGTTAGCGGGAAAGTATCACCAGCAGCAGGAGTTGAGTCTGTTGCTCCACCTGTACGTGGCTGAAGTGCTAGTGCATCACCAGACGAACCACCAAAGGAAGCAGCATCAATCTTCATAGAAGAAAGAAGTTCATCTGTACCTGCGGTAGAAACGGCTATTGAACCGTTAACAGTAGTGTTTACTGCACTTGCATTTGCATGAAGTGCGGCTTGTTTGTAACCAGACATGTAACCAAGAACATCTTGGTCAAACTGATCAGCAAGGCGATATGCAGCACGGTCACTTGCAAGTGATTGGAAGTTTACGTGTGAATGCGCCTCTTCAATGTCATCAACCTTAAATGCATAGTAGTTAGCTTTGTCAATTGTAAGGCTGAAGTCTTCATCGTCAAGGTCTTGTGGTGTGATCGGCGCACCACGGGTATAAGCCTTAACTGTAATTTCTGGTTCTTTGATGATCTTAACGGAATCACCCATGTTAGCAATCTCTCCAAAGTAGTCAGAGTTAGTGATTGCTTCAGCAACAGCCGACTTGCGGAACGCAAGTTGCACCTGTTTGCTGTAAATTACGGGAGAAAAATTACCGTTAGGAAGATTACCATAACCAGTAGCGGTTGGAAATGCCATTGTTATGTCTCCTAAGTTAGCATTTTACAGATGCAAACTTACAAAACTTATTCAGAGGCTGATTTGCTTGGGTGCGTATTCCAGTAAGATGGCCTTCCTACTGTTCAACGGGCCTTGCTTGTCAGGTAATCCGTAAGACTTTGTTGTTTGCTGGATTGGAGTAAGTGGGTAGCGAACCTACTTACACCTTTGTTACATATAGTTATACGAAAAAATAACTATTTGTCAACACCTTTTTCTTTAGGTATTTCAATAAAATTCATATTCATACTGAAAGACCGTCTTTCACCTTTTGTGTAAAATGGATACACGCAGTGAAACAGTTGTGAAGGAAATACATAGAAGTCACCTATTTGTGGTTTTATTACAAAGTTGGTACAGCTATATCCTGCAGGAGTACCACTCGCAAACTGGATATGACCATTAGCGGGATGATGGTCTTCATAGTCCTTCTCCCACTCTTCTTCTATTCCTTCAGGTAGTTTTAAATACCCTACACACGATAGCCTAGAACCTGTATGTATGTGCAAGGGATTGTATTCGTTTTCAAATTGACGTACAAACCAACCAGAAACTATTTGTAGTCCGTAGTTGTATTTGTCATTATCTAATTTTTTATTGCCCATACTATTTCGGTCATCTGTATAGGCTTGATACATACCTACAAATTTACCTATACCTTCTTGGGCAATCCTAATAATTTCTTCATCAAACGCTAGTTCTTCAGATACTTTTCCTACTAGACTATCGGAGTAGTCAATTAACTTATCAGACATTTTGTCATTTAGTTTATTGACTAACTCCTCTGGCATACGAAAGTATCCCATAGTAGGACCGAAAGGAGCCATAAGATGAATATCTTTTTTAGGCTCAAAGATTACACTCATCGTGCTGACCCAGATACATCGTAGATAAATTTACCACTACGAATAGCATCCATAATTTCATCAGAACGTTTTTCATACTCTTGCGGAGACATTTTTTGTACGGCTGATTCTTTTATGTAGGTAGCAGTTTCATCACTTTGCGGTTTATTTCTTTTATTTTTTGGAGACACCGCCTCTGCTGCACCCTTATCGTCCTTATCCTTAGATTTTTTGCTAATGCCTTTATCTGATTTGTAAAGGTCAATGGCTCTGGCAGCGGAACGTGCATCATTATCATTTTCGTACAGTGCGTCTTGCACCCACTTAGGTTGTTCTTCAGCCCACTCGTGGAAATCATCACTGTCACGAATCTCATCAAAGTCTGGATGCATCTGCATTAGTGATGCTTCTGCTTTTTCTTTTGTAGCTGAGTTTTGCATGTCATCAATTACTTTAAGGCGTTCTTCAAGTGCGCTTGATTGCTCACGTGCCTTCTTCATTGCAATTGTTTCTACGATAGCTGCTACATCTGGATACTCTGCTGCCCATGTTTCAATGTCCTCATCAGACTTAGGTAGCTTCATTTCTTTTTTAGTTGCAGCACTAAGTTGAGATTTTAATGCCTCAAGTTCAGCTTTAAATTCTTCTGATTGTTTTTGTTGATGTCGGCGTAAATCAGAGTAGCGTTTTTTAAATGTTTTTTCTTCTGCGCCAGAAGGCTCAACTTCTTCTGGTTCAGTTTCTTCTACCTCACCTTTTTGTTCTTTAATAAGTTGCTCTAGTTCTTCTTCTTCCATTTGGCGTTTTTCTTCGTTATTATATTTACGGTTTGCAAACGCTACTTTTTTTTGCGGCTGCATTTCTTCAGCCATAATTTCTTCTTGTGCCATTGTTTATTCTCCTCGTTGGGGCCACCGTAGCCATACACCTGTCGGGTAGATGGGGGATGAGTAGCCAACATATTGTAGATTATTTTTTAGAAGCTAATCCACCACGCTTCATTTTCTTTTTAGCTTTAGGTTTTGGTTTAGAAGCTAGGCCACCTTCATTAAAACCTCTACTATAATCTCCTGTGCTTACTGCTTCAGCAACTGCATTTGCTGTATAATCATCTGCAGCTTGTTGTGTTTCTTGAACCCCAGAATCTGCACTACTTTCATATTGATTAGCTAATTCTTGTCTTGCAGCAGCTTGCACATCTTTAATTTTTTGTTTTGTTTCTGCAATCTCTTGTTGTTTTTCTGTTATAGCCCGAACACGTTTTTCATTAGCTGCAACTGCAGCAGCCGTTTCTTTTCTGCGTTCTTCTTTTGATTTTGACATAAAATCTTCTGTCATAGATTTAGAACGACTTGTCAATCGTTTAGATTCTTTTAATTCTTCTAGTATTGAATTTGCTCTTTCTCCTTTAAATCCATTATTTTTTAAGGAATTATATGTAGGAGCGTTTACAGTAACTGTTTCACCATCTAAGGTAAATGTAGCTGTAGCACCTTCGGGAATACCTTCACCCGATATTAAACCCAATGCACCTTGAATAGAACCTGCAACACCCGGTAGTGTACCTGCATTATTAAAACTAACACCTACAAGAGTAGCATCTTTTTTCAATCCTGTACCATCAGAAAAACCACCTAACCCTATGCGTCCACCACCCGGACCATATATTTCTTCATCAGTAGGACCATAAGAGTCACGGTCTTCCCCACCTGTCTGTTCTTCACTAGAAACTCTTGTTGTTTCTACCCTAGTTGTTTCCGTTTCAGGAACAATCTCTTTAGGTACATAGTCTTCCTCACGCACAAATCCTTGTTTTATTTTTGTAACGCCGGGAATAAAAGTAATTAATTCTTTTTCTCCTGTTTCTTTATTGACAATAGTAATTGTTTGTGGTCCTCCCTGTGGAGGTTTCAAAAAATCACCAAAAGTTGTTTGTGGTTGTTCATACCTAACAGTAGGTGTAGCTGCTTGCTGTGATTGTTGTACAAACTGACGGGATGCTGCATCTGGTGCTGCTGTTGCTACGCCCGGCCTGTTGCCTTCTTCTGCAAATTGAGATGGTTGATAAAATATACCAGCATCTTGTGGAGTAACAACTCCACCCTCTTGCATTTCTTTTTTATCATTATACTCTTCTTCATCTTCGTTGTCAACAATAATTAAGTCCATCATACCAAAAGGTAGATCATCAGAAATAGTAGCTTCATCACTATTACCCATCTGACCCATCTCGTCCATCATCTTCAAACCTGTTTTAGCTTGTTGACGCATCATCATAAGTTTTTCAAGGCCAATGTAACGCACGACATCAGCAGGAAATACAAACTCTCCCTCACTCAACTGTGCAGGAATGTCATCTCGCACCTCTGCTTTAGACGAACCCGGTGGTACATCATTACCAGACACAGGGTCTATAGTGCCACCATCGTCTTCAAGACCGCCTTCGTCAAACATTTCCATTTGTTTATCCAGAGCCATTAATTTCATCCCTAAGTTGTTTTAGTCTACGTAATACTGCTATTGCACCTTGCTGTCTATGTAGTGCAATAGTATCTGTTGATTGTTCCATTACTTTGTGATGTTGCTCTATCGCATTATCCAAGTAATTATTGAATGCCTCCCATTGGTCCTTGTTGTTGACCATTGGCTTGAGGCGGCTGATCACCTGCTTGCGGTATTTGTCCTGATTCATTTCCACTAAATCCTTGCTCTCCCGGCACAGGAACCTGTCCAGTGCCTATTGTGCCGCCACCTGCACCAGTAGGGTCTAATGGGTTAGCCGCTGCCTGTGGGTTTTGTTGACCCGCCTGTGGCTGTGGTTGCTCCTGTTGGAACCCTTTCATAATTTCTGCCTGTAGTGCGGCTTCATCCATATTGTTGGTTACTTTGTCAGGGTCTAAGTCCATAGATTTTGCAATCTCACGGATTACATATTGGAACTTAGCAAAAGGTGCGAGTGCTGGGCTGCTTGCTACTTGTAGGAACTGCATTAAACGCTGGCTACGTACTTCGTTAGCCATAAGACTTTCTGTACCACGTGCCTTGACTTCTAGGTCGCCTTTGATTTCTTTATCAAAGTCAAACTGCATATTAAAACGAAAGAAACCCTCGCCTAATGGACGCAGTAAATAGTCATCTACGTTTTTAATAACTGTTTTTGTACCACCCTGTGCTGCACCCATAAGCATAGAGATACCTGATGCAGTACGGCCTACGCCAGTTATACCTGTTTGCCCATGAGCAAAAGATGGAAAACCTGTACTTTCATCTGCTAGTACACGTGCTTTATCAAATAACATCATATTTTCTTGTGACACATTAGGGAACTTAGTACCAAAGATAGCTTGACCCGGTGCGCCACCTTGCCTACGGAATATTTTACCCGGATACAGCGACAAGTCTTGGCCCGGTACAAGGTTTGTTTCATCTACCTCTACAATCAAGTTACCAGACAATACAGCATTATCAACAGCCATACGCATAAAGCCATTCATTAGTGTCTGCGTATCGTCCATATTTTCTGCAATGCCAATACCAAAGAACGAGTATGGATTCAATTCATATGGAGCAGCATGATAAGGAATCTTGCTAGGTTTAAATGGGTTAAGAACCATACGAATAAGTTTGTTGTTACACACCCAGATGTTTGCTTGTAATTCGTCAAAGTCTTTTAGTTCTTCTGGAATTTCTATACCCTGATCCATAAGCATTTCAGTATCGCACATACCCCAGTACTCAAGAACTTCAAAACGATCAATACCATGTTCAGGTGCATAATCAGATAGGTCATCTTCCCAATACTTTTTAGTATAGTTTTCTCCAAACGAGATACACTCATCAATTACAGAGTCACGAAAGTAAGGACGTTTTTTTAGTCCACGCAATTGTGAACGTGACATTTTGTGTCTTTCAATTACAAACTGTGCCTCATCCATGCTATTTGCATCAGGGTCAGGATAAAAATCCCAACATGATACATGTTCAACTTGTGGAACGGTTTTAAACATTGGATCATATTCACCATCATCTCCCCACTTTGGATACTCTTTATCCGTAGCAAATGGACCCTTCATTACACCCGTTCCAAACAACGCCATTTCAAATGCTGCATTGCGTAGATGTTTAGATGCTCCTGACTCCTCTAGTTGGTCATGTATTTTTTTCTGCATCTTTTTAGCTGCAATCATAGCAGGGCTAAATGTAACTGCTGTAGGTGTTTTGCCCGGACCTTCTTTTAATTTGTCTTGCACAGGCTCTAGTTTGTTTTGTACTACACCTAGCTTCTCTTGTAGTGACTGTGCAGTAGAACCCGGTGGCAAATCATTTCCATCGCCAGCAAAACCATATGGGCTAGTAGATAGTGCAGTTTCCCCACGTAGTTGTTCTGGCTCTTGCGGATCAAAACTAACGTCCTCTACTACGCCTTCTGGTAGTTCAGTAGGCTCTACGGATAAAGGAAAACGCTGATTAGCAAACAAAACATCCACAATCTGTCCGTAAGCTGCCAACGTCTTTGTCTTAGTTACTTTAATAAACACACGAGACTTTTCTGCTTCAGTAAATTGTACGTCAGGACCATATAGACCACGATAATTACGATAGGCACGTAGCCAACGCTCTTCATCTGTATAACGATAATCTTCTGACCGTTGGTATCTTTCCATAATAAATGGAATCATACCTGATACATCGCTATCGTCAGTTACAGAATCTTCTGTATCTTCCAATGCAATTGCATCGTCTTCAATCATAATTTCTTCTTCGTTCATGGTGTTTCCTTAATACCCAAAGGTGCTGTCTGCAACAGGCATATTATTTCTTGGTCCTTGACCTGTATCAAAATCAAATACGTTAAACCTTGGTCTTGACATTATTCCATATCTCAAGGCATCATACAAATGGTCTTCACTATGCGTATCAATGTCTTCTGGATTTTTCTTATCCAAAGGGATGGACGGTAACTGTGATATGACATTTGTGCAGTTATTAAAGAAAACAAGTCTAGGTTCCTCTGTAAAATCATCTACCTGCAAACGTCTGTGTATTTCGTTTTTACCTGCTACACGACTACCACGGCTTCTATCTGATGGTCTCCACCTGCATCCTCTACTAATCATTTGTTCTGCAAGGCTAGGACCAGTATCCCCACGTTTATGCCACAAAGAAGAATCAAGCACACCGTACCGAATACCACCATCTCCTGCTTCTGCCTCTAATATCATATCTGCCAAATCTGTGGCGAGGACTTTAGTAACATAGAGTTCTCTATATACAATAAGTTGTTCGTCCGGCGCAACAGCAAACCAAACAACACCAGACTTACTACCATAACCGTAATCGCAAGCCCTAAACTTAACCCAATTGTTAGGTATATCAAAAGGCTCAGTAACGTGAATGTTACGGTCAAACTCAGTAAAAGCTGCACCTTCTTTAATATCCCAATCTCCGTCAAGGAGTTGTCTTCTTTGTTGCTCTGGCATGGAGAGTAGCATGGCTTCGTAGTCACCCGACTCTGCCAGATAAGGATTGTCAGATAGTCTTGCTGGGATAAATCGCCGTTTAAATAATGGCCTTCCAGCTTTTTTATGTCCTGCAGGGTATCGTAATACTTCTCCTGTTTCACTATCTGTTGCATCAAACGGCCTATTATACGGTGCAGGGTTAATAAACATACTCTTAACCCAATGATGTCCCCGACCACCGGGGTTAGTTGTTGCTCTCATGTAGATAGGCAAGTCAGGTGCAGTAGACCGTAGACGTGACCGCATGTAATTCCACGCATATGGTGTGGACCATTGTGTTAACTCGTCAAACCCTATCCAGCTAAACGCTAGACCCTGATAACGCAAAACATCATCATCCCTATCAAGATATGACATCCACAACCTTGCGCCAGATGGTGCAGTCCACTGCATTTTTCTTTCTGACCATTTAATACCGGGCCAGATTTTTGGGTACAACTCCTGCGACTTAAATACAAGTTCTCTTAGTTCTTCTGTTGTATGTCGCAGTAGCAACCCACTAAATGCAGGATGCCCCATGTAACGTAGTGGGTCTGACAGCATGGCATAGCTTTTACCACCACCAGCACTACCACCGTATAATACTTCACGTTCTGATGCAGCTAGAAAGTCTGTCTGTGGACCATCGTTAGGTTTAAACAGTACATTAGCATGTTCTGCTACAGATGTATCATACTCTATGGATGCTACTTCTTCTATACTAACCGTTTGCTTTGGCTGCGCCTGTTCTTTCTTCTTGGAGGCTTTTCGCTTTGGCGATTGCCGTTTCCGCATATTCTGCCCACTTGAGGAGGCTTTTAGCTTGATTCTTACGCTGTCGCTCATTCAGTAACCGTTTCCTTAATCCTACATGTGAGATAGACCTGCCTGTGTTTGCACTAAGCCAGTTAGCTACTTCACGATAACTATATTGATTTACGTGGCTACGTGCCTTTTCTAGTAAATCTAACTCTGTTGGTATTGGGTCAAGAATGTCAGGGTCTTCATCGTTTTGTTTATAACCGAAAGGTACAGTCCTTGCAATGCGAGGTATCTGTATCCATTCGTTTTCTTCTTTGATGTCTGTTGGCTGTGGTAGCTTCCACTTACCTATGCTACGTGTCATGTTGCTTTTAGTCGTCTTTTTTTAGAATCTAATACATCGCCAAAAATGTGCTTACCTCGTGCTTTGTCTTTTGGGACAATAATAATTTTATCTTTTTGAGAAGCTGTTACATTTTTATCATACTTTTTACGTTGACGTAATTTATCATCTGCATTTTGCATATACGTTTTATCGTATTCTGCATGAAAATTTTGTGTTTTATTTGAAGATTTAGATTTTTTATCTTTATAAAATAAACCTGTTTTTGTAAAATCTATATGTCCAAATCTAAGAGCCATTACTAATTATCCTTTGTTTTTACGGTTGTCTACTGTAGATAAAACCATACCACCTACCCGATAGTCAAGTGTTATTGCAGCCATATCTTTTTTAGACATACCTTTGTAAACTTTACCTTCGGCTCCTTTTTTAACAGCCATAGTTTCTTTTTTATCTTTGCCTGTTACTACTTCACGAGTGGGTGGCTTTGTTTTAGGGCCAGCTATATATTTTTCAAAAAAAGTTTGCCTACGTAACGGAACATTAATTTTTTGATTCTTTGATATTTTATTTAAATCTTTTATTTGTGGATTTTCTTTTTTCAAAGACTTTAATGTTATACCAAGTTTATTAGCAATATCACTTAAAGTACTGCTTTTATCACCAAACTTACCTGCTGATACACTAAAATTAGCGTCTTCAGTTTTTTGTTTATTTTTTTGTTTTAGTTTTTTTAACTTTTGTTCATAAGGAGAAAGAGGTTTGTCTTTAGTTCCTTCTGTACGCGCTTTAAATGGGTTTGTCATTAGTCATCATCCTCTACAATTGCTTTAGGCGGCATAAGCATTACACCGCCCGATGCTTCTACTTGCATCTTTTCAGTCTTTACTAGACCTACACGGTCAAGCAATTCTTTAGCAGCACCCATTTTATCACGTATGCCTAACTCTGTTGGGTCATACAGCGCACCTGTCATCGCCATCGCCGCTTTCGGCGCATTACGTGCCATGTACATTTGAGTTGCCTCAAGTATTTCTTCTTTAAGACCTTTAACAATTTCTGCAGTACTAGAAGTGTCAGCATATCCCGCCAGTTTCTTTGCTTGCAACATATCACCACCTGCTTCTTCAAACAGGACGTTAAGTAGTGCTTGTTGTTTTTCTGTAAGTTGTCTAGCCACTAAACTCTCCATGATGCATTGCGTGGGCTAATTTTGTACTTCTTGATTTTACCTGAATTGCCCACCTGCTGTCAAGCATTTCTTTTGCTGCATTAATAAAATCTTCATTATGGATAGCATTCCACATCTTTTTAAACTTGCATAGACGTGGCACACCCATATTGAATGCCATATCCATAAGTACGAGTTGACGTACAGCGTCTAGCTTGTCTACGCAAGGGTGCGCACGAACAAGTTCTTCTTCAACGATCTGCACGTCATTCTGTGCTAGATACATAGCATCTGCTTCAGTGATACCTTCAGTATGAACAATAGCCATATTAGGTATGTCCATCCAATCCAGTTCTTCTTTAGTGATGCCACGGTCTTCTAGGTTACGTCCAATACCTATAGTATCAATTCCAAGTGTATCTTGATATACCTGAAGGCGTAAACCTTCATGTGTAATTAGTTTTTGTATAAAGTCTTCTTTACGATATTTCATTTCTCATGTCCCATCCATACCGCAAACGCACCCGTCATTGCTCCCGTCACTACACTGACAAGGGCTGACTGCTGTGTTGTCGGGTCGGGTAGTGTCATAAACCATTCCACCACTCTCCACGCTGATATTGACATCATTAACATCATTAGACGAGGTAGTATCTTCCACGCCAGTATTCTTTCCATTGCGACTTTCACGATTCTTCCTCGCTTGTTCTTCTGTTGTTATGTCGTGCATACTCCACATCTGCGCTAGGACTTCCCTTTACCAAATAGCCTAGTAGCACTGCGTACACCAAAGCTGGCAGCAACGATAACACCAAGACTGTACTGATACCACTCAGGCATTGCGTTGAGTTGTGCGAATCCATTAGAGACTACTTCTTCCATCCCCGGAATAAACGCCATAACGAGAGGAATACTGAACAAAACGGTAAGCCACTCATCTTTCCACGAAGACTGACTTCCTTTAGCCATCTCCAAATCCCAGTCAATTTCACCAGTAGCTTTTC